GCTCGCCCGGCTGATCGAAGACGATCTCCGATCCCTTTGAAAGCGTCTTGGTGTCGAGCGCGGCTCTCCGGTCCTGCCATTCCTGCCGCTCCCGCCATTCCTGCTCGGGGCCCCGCAGATCGATCGGAACCAGGACGCCGCCCTGCCCCTTGTAGTTCTGGGGCATCTGGCTGGCAAGATGCCGGTGCACCTCGGCTTCCAGTCCGTCGAACTTCACCCCGACGCTGGAATCCCGGAGCGTGGCGGCCATCGCGATCGCCCGCGCGTAGGAGAACCGCCTCCGATCCTCCTTCGGCAGATCGACCGTGGGCTGTGACGCCTGGCCGCCAGGCCGCTGGCGCGTCTTCTTGATGCCCAGGATCTGCTGAGCCACCTCGCCCTGGCTCAGTCCCTTCTCGATCCATTCGGCGGCGCGATGGGACACGCCGTGCGCCTCACACATCCGGACGATTTCCGCGTGCTCCATCCCTGGCTTGACCTCGATCACGGGAGTCTCGACACCGCCCCCGTCATCCGCAGCCTCGCCCTTCTCCCTCAGATCCCTCTCCTCTGGCATGGCTTGCTTGCCCTCTGCGACGGGGGCCTTGTCCGACTCGACTTCCACCATGATCGGGGGGAATCCCCCCGCCTGATTCGCCGCGCCCGCCATCGGGTTCGCGGGCACCGACACCAGCGACAGCTCGGTGAACTCCCACAACGTCACGCGCCATAGATCGCCGAGCTCGGCGCTCTGCTCCACAAGCTTCGCGCGCTTCGGGTTGTAGCCGACGCTCGCCGAGCGGCGCTTCTTCTCGATCACGTCGCGACGAAGTTGCTGCTCACGCGCGCCGCTCATAAAGTCGGCCGCGACCCGCAGCTGATTGTCCTTCTGCTTGTATTCGCTCGAGATCGCCCCGATCTGGTCCTTCCGGTCGTGCTCGAGCAGCAAGGGCACCTTCCCTGCCTTCAGGCGATCGAGCTGGATGGCGCCTGCCGAGTGGTCGAGAACCTCCCTCCAACTGCCGAAGTTCCCCGCCGGGTCGAACCCAAAGCGCTCCATCGGATATTCGCTGGACGCGACGAACCAGACGACTTCCTGGCTGTTTTTGCCTTCGGCTGCCACCTGGCTCTCGATCTCGATCTCGCAGACGGCATAGCCTGGGCCCGCGCGCTCTCCCGGGTACTTCATCGCGTGCTCCCGTTCCGGTGGGGTCTCTTCCCGACCAAGACGGCGACTCGGTTGGCGGGCCGAGCGTCCGTCGCAAGCCGCGCGGTGTTCGCCTCCTGATCGCCGCCTTGATCGGGCTCCCGGGGTGGCGAGCTCGCGGGCTTCGGCGACTCCTGGGCCCGTCCGACTTCGATGCCGTACTGCTTCGCCAGCTTGTCCGCTTCAGAGATCTTCCGATAGACGTCCTCGAGCTCCTGTCCCTGTTCGGCCACCACATCCTGAGGTGCAACCAGTCCACGATCCATGCCGCTGACAGCTGCCTCGATGTCCTTGATGGGATCGACGCCAGCCCAGCCGCGCGGCACCCACCGGACGTCCAGAAACTTCCTGAAATCGCGCGTGTCGAGCTTGACCGCATCGGCCAGAAGGGCCATGGCGAGCCATTCGCGATAGACCCGGCTGCGGAAGGCGCTGATCCACCATTGCTGAAGCGTTCGCCAGGTATCACGCTCGCCAGCCAGGCCAGAACGCATCGACGAGTAGTTCACGCTCTCGAGGTCGTTGGCGAGTACGTTGTACGAGATCCCCAGCCCGCTGGCGATCTTGCGCAACATGCTCTTCACGAAGGGTACGTACTCGGAGCTCGGATGCTGCGGATCCCAGCTCTGCAGCTCGTAGCCCGGCGGGAGAACCTCCATGCTGCCGGGGTTCGCTTCCATCTCGATCGAGTTCACCTCGGCAAAGCCGCCGGCGCCATCGTCCTTCTTGACGAAGAAGCCCATCTTCGCGGCCGATGCCCGGACCCCGACCAGCACGGCCTCCTCCATCCCATCGAGCTGCTTGAGCGTGAACATGGTCGGAGCCAGCCACGAAAGGCCACGACTGTGGTTCACCCGCTCCGGGTCGTAGATGTGGAGGACTTCGTCCGCGCTCAGCCTCAACCGTTTGCGCTCGGACGGAGGCGCGATCACCGAGGACGGTCGATCCCAAACGTGGTAGGCGACGGGCCGGCCGAATTGGTCGACTTCGATGCCCATCCGGATCTCGTTCTCTCCACGGGACCCCCTCGGACGGTTGAGGGTCTCATCGACCAAGTCGGGATCGATCGCCTCCATGGCGAAGGCGTAGCGGTTGCCGAAGCCCCGCCAGAAACGCACGAAGATCTCGCCATCCGACGCGATGGTCTTCACCAATTGATGCTCGAACCGGATGAGCGAAAGCTGAACTCCGATCGTCACGTCTTCCGACCACTCCGCCCAGCCGGACTCGATCACATCATTTAGGCGCTTGTTCGTGCGCCCGCTGTTATCCTTGACCTGGGCCTGCAGCGTCATTCCTGCCGGGCCGATCACATTGATCGCGATGAGCTTCAAGTATCCGCGCACGTACGGGTTGTTCCGCGCCAAATCGCGGGCCCGCGCCCGGAGCCGCATGACCGACCAGCGCAGCTCGTCGTCTGCAACTCCGAGCGTGGTGTTCCAGTCCATGGTCAGCCGACTGGACTCCGCGCCCTTGAAGAGCGACGCGCGCCGCGCGGGAGGCTGGGGGGAAGAGCCCTGCCGGCGCGCGCGGCGGTGAGCCGCGGCTGCGGCGCGCGCGCAATCCTCGAACGACATGCTGGTGGCGATGTTCACCGTGCCCCCGTGACGGGAGGCGGGACGTTCCAAATCACCATGGGATTCGCAGCGCTGCTCGGGATCGCCCGGCATTGGCCGTGCACGTGCAGGAAGGTGTTGCGGTCGCGATCACTGACGTCGCCCTTGAGGCGCGCCTCGCACTGGTCGCACACGTGATCGCCGGTGCGCAGCTCGATGTGGATCATGTTTCAGACTCGGCGCCGGTGAACGACATGCGCACGCTTTGGAGCTTGCCGCCGCGACTCTTGGACTGCACCCGGTCCTTGATCCCCGCGCGCAGCTTCTCCAGCTCGAGCACCGGGATCTTGACCACCGCCCGGCCGTGGATCTGGTAGCTCTGCACGTCGGCCGTGATGCGCCCATGCAGCACTGCCTCGATCGCCGCCAGATCCTTCTCGTCCTGATCCTGGAAGTCGCCGGCCAAAGCGGCCATGATGTCGGCGAGCACGTTGATCTCGCCCGAGTCGGCCACGTATCGCTTGCCCGCCTTCTCGACCAGCTCGGCCCACTTGTACCGGCCGGCCTTGAGCGTGGCGGTGATCGCGGCATCCAGCAGGAAGATGAAGCTCGAGCCGGAGGGCGTGCCGGTGACCGTCCCGAGATTGGCGCCGGCGAGGTAAAGGGTCGCCGTCCAGCCCTGGTCGGCCGGGTAGCCGGCGAGGGCCTTGGTGTACTCGACCGTGGTGCCGGCGGTCAGCTGGGCGGGCAGCTCCGTCAATGTTTCCACGCCTCGTTTATCAACCGGCGAGGGCACCCGTCACAAGATAAGAATCGCTTTACACCCTCTCGCGGTTTTGACCGCTATTTCCGCCACCGATCTACCCACCCTCCCCCGCGCCGCGGTTTGCGCAGATCGGTTGCCCGGGGCGCGACCGACTCCTGATCGGGCCGGCGACTGAACTCCTCCGCCCTGCCGCCCAGCGATCCGATCACCGTGGGGCCGAGGATGTGGAGCGCGGCGAGCGAGTAGACCTCGAGGTCGAGGGCCTCGTTGCGCTCGCGGATCTTCCTCCAGACGCGCACACTGCCCTTGCCCTTCACGTACTTCCAGATCCCCTTCTCGGCGGTAAGCTGCGCGAAATACTCGGCGTCCACCCAGGGCGCGGCAGGGAAATGCATGCAGCCCGGGGCGCGCTGGCTGTCAGGAGGCAGAGGGATCTGAAGCCGGGCGAAGATCTGCAGCTTGGCGGTGTCGGTACAGATGCCATACACGGGGGTGCGGTAGGGGTTGTTGCGGCTCGGCCGCTCGATGATCGGGCGCCCGACCTGATTGATCCCCCGCACGGCGTAGATGCGGCGATGCCGGCGGACGCTGCAGAACTGGTAGACCTTCTCGGCGAGATACTGGGAGTCTACGGCGGTGCACTCCACACGCAGCTCGCGACCGCTGGCATGCTGCCACGGTTTCTTCAGGAACTCATCGACCTGGAACCAAACGTCGTCGCGGTTCGGATCTCCGGAGAATGCCTCCCAGGCGATCAACCAGCTCTCGTGGCCGGCCCCGTAGCCCTTCACGAGGACTTCCAGACGGTCGCCCTGGACGTCGACGGCGGCCACCAGGGCGCCGACCCCGTCCGGGACCTGGGCGGGATACTTCTCGAGCCGGTCGGACAGGCTCTCCGCCTCGGCCCCCTGGGCCCGGTCCTCGTAGGTCTCGGCCAGCGTCGTGTTGATGAAGCCCTTGAGCTGGAGCGGATTGCCCTGGGCCCGTGTCCACTCCCTGGCCGCCTCACCCCAGGAGCCCCAGCCGAGCGGGGCATAGAGGCCGGAGATGTGCCAGCTGGGGTCGCGGCCGGGTCCCGGCGCCAGCGGCCGCCACTCGCCACGCTCGAGCATGCCGGGCTTGTGATCCTCCTCGACTTGCTTCGCGCAGCGGCCGCAGACCATGGCCGCCCCCTCGGGATGCTCTTCGGGCCACTCGATCCGGTGATGGCCGGGATCCTTTTTCGCCACGAAGTCCCGGTAGCCCGTCCAGGTCAGGAAATCCTTGAAGCCGCAGTGCGGGCACGGGATGAAATAGCGGCGCTGGTCGCCGGCGAGGTAGGAGGCTTCGATCCGCGAGAGGCCGCGGTTCGTCGGGGTCGAGATCTCGAGGAACTTCCGGTTCGGGTACGTCAACGCACGCTTGTGGATGAGCGTGACCGGGTCGCCCTCGGTGCCGACCTCGCCGGGCCAGCCGTCCAGGTCGTCCAGGATCAGGAAGCGCGCGGAGA